TGTATCTACATTTGAAAGTATATCTCATCATCCAGCCATTAAGTTCATAGGATTATAGAATCATCATTCAAAGGCTTCTAATAATCATTCTGTTAATTTTTGGTCAGGGTCATATTGTTGAATTGACGCATTATGTATAGTCTGCTGTAATACTTCCTCTAATCATTCCTCTAATGAAGACCTAAACTGCGTAATAGCTCAGTCTTTTAATAACTCTACTAGTCATTTTTTAGCCACCATTTCAGAGGCGTTTTGTGTAAACTCTTTCATAAACATATCATGGAATGTTTTAGATGCTGTCGTTTCCACTCATCACATCAATTTCTCTAGTGTTGTTTCTACAAGGCTACTTGCTAATCATACATAAGCAGAGCCTTTTTGTGCTTGTTCATAACTTACTCATGGTATTTTGCTAAGTTCTTCAAAAGATTCCTGACTTTCTCTAGCATAACTATCTGCTGCTAATGCAGGCAAGACAACCTCAGGAGCTACTATTCATGCTGCTAAAATTGCAATATTATCCACATTTTGTGCTGCAGATCATGCTCATTTATAAGTAAATGTTCCCAAGTCTCATGCCAATAGAGCTTGTGTCATTCATTGTCTATTCGCATAATTTTCTACATCAGGGTCTAAGTATTTAGCCTTTCTGCTCTCATAATCTTTATTCACTGATTCTGTATAATCTCTTACATATTGCTGATTTTTTGCTATTTGTTGTTCAATTCATGGCTTAGTTATTTTATCGTACATATCTACAATTTTATTGTATTGCTCATCGGTCAGACTTACTCATAATCATTTCTCCCAGTATGATTTAGGTAATCCCATCTTGAATATTCATGTTGCATTACTTAATACTGCATTTTGTGCATCTTTTATAGACCTATATATGAATTTCTCTAAGCTATCTACAGGCACTCCTATTTCTGCTGCTATTTTCTTTCATGTTTGTTTCCATAGTTCATTACCAAGTTTTTCTTTACCTTTCATTACAGATTCAATTTCCTCTGTGGTTGGTTTAGTCGCCTCATCTTGTGCTAAACTTATCAGTCATTGACTAATAGAACTAAGAATAGCTTTAGATATTTTCGCTCATTCGGCTCAGATTATACCTTTATCTGTTTCTGTTAATTTTAAGCTCTCCATTTCATCTCTTACTTTCTTTAACTCAGGGTCTTGTTCTACTAGATAATTAAGTATTTCAATATCACTTGCTCATCCTACTACACGATTTTCTTTTTTAGCTTTATTCTTTGCTTCACTTAGTATATTAAAATCTCTTACATATTTCATTCAGTCAGTAGATAATGATGTCCAGTTAGTCTTTAATGCTTTATCTATAAACTTTTCTGCTTGCTGAAATTTAGTATTATCTACTTCTATATCTTGTCTAACTTGGTTTATATCTTGTACTTCCTTAGCTTTTAATAGTTCTCAATAATACTGAGAAATCTGATTCATATCTCCGAATTGTCCTTGCTGTACTAATGGTGTAATATCAGCTTGTAATTCTAATGCTGCCTGCTCCATTCACTTCCACTCAGGAAATTCTTTTCTAATATCATCAGCTGTCATCTGTCAGTTATGTCTTTTTACAGCATAATGGAATCTTTTAATCAGATTCTCCTCCTTTTTATATCTCTGTTCTTCTTCCTTATTAGATTTAGTCGCATTCTCTGCAGCTGTTGGTACAAACATAGCAGGTCTAAATTGTGGCATAGCCTGCCCTTGTGGTTGTCTAAATCCTATAAATCTTGATGGCTGAGCTGATACCTGAGCCACATTCCCTACTCATGTGGTCTGTAATTGTAAATTATTATTCTGAGTAGGTAAAGTTGCATTATTCAGATTATTCAATTTTGTCTGTACTGGTTGCTGTGCTTTCTGCAAACCAAGATTTAATGCCGTTGTCCTTGTTGTTGGTAGGTTAGGAGTTGTTGTAACGTTACTTGCTGTATTTGTATTTGCTAGTCTTGTCTGTGCGTCTGTTAAGAACTTGTTTCTTGCTGTAACGTTATTCTTTCCATTTACCAATAAGTTTCCTTTTGCCATTACTATCTATAAAATAATATAAAAATCTGATTTTACATTAGAGATTTAAGCTCGCTATCTATATAACTTAGCCAGTCTCTGTAAAAGTCGTTCATATCATGTAACTTGTCTTGATGATATTTTGAATCGCTTAAATGTCGTAATTCTGAGTTTATTTCCTTTCAATTTAATATCTTTGTCCTCATCTCATTCAGCTTTTTAATCCTTTCTAAGTTGTCTTCCTTTACTTTAGTAAATACATATCACTTATTAAAAAAGCATGAAATCTCACTAAATTCATGTTCTACTCCATATATGTTGTATTTTGCTGTTTCGTAATAGTTATCTTTAATTCTTGATGGAGTATTTATTCACCATATAGCATTTACAGCGTGTCCATAAGTTTTCTTTCAAAATTCTACTCCATTCAATACTCCATTATCGTCTATATCATTATTGTATTTAGAGTTTCCGTCGTATCATGTACATATAGTATATCTCTTATCTAATACCTTTTTTACTAAAGCGTTATTTTTCAAATCAATAGAGTAATAAGCCACCTTTCAATGTTCTTTTGCTAAATCTGATTCGTTGTACTTTTTACAAATATGGTCAACTCAAAGCTGTACTCGTCGTCATTCTCATTCTTTTCTTCAATGATTATAACTGTCTTTGTCCCATTCTTCTGCTCTATCCATTCAGATTTGTATATTCATTAAATCTGATATAGCTCCAATAGGAGAGAATAGAGTACATGATTTTTTACTCCATTTCTGCTTTCATTGATTATACTGAAAGATTATCTCATCTTGTGGATATAATGTTGGTAAAGCGTCTAATATTCATTCAGTTAGAATATAGTCTGTGGTTTTTTCTCACAGTCATAAACAACCATTCTCCATTTCTTCAGGCATAGTGTATTTTTTAATAAGTAAATTTATGAAATCTGATCTACTCCGACTGTAGCCTAGCATTGCTTTCTTCTAAATGACATAAAGTATCAAATAAACATTGTCTGCAATTCTCTATTTGTAGTCAGTATTTACAGATTCTTTTGTCTGAGTACTCGTATTCGTTTTTTGTTTCCATTATATTAGATTATTTTCTAAATCTCTTTGGTAACCATAGAGCTTCTTCCTTGTATCGTTGGCTTGGGTCGTGTATATCTCTAATACTTAATCGTTCCTGTAGCTCCCTTTGTATCTCAGGTAATAACACTTTAGCAGTTCTACTTGTTAAATTCTCTATCTGTTCAGGGAATATCATATTGCTAAATAACGTGTGTATCGCTTGATGAGTAGTATATTTTATCATCTCAACGTTTAAGTCATTAGTGGCTCAGTATCTACTGTCAGGGCATATATGATGCCTGTTATATCTTATCTCCTTTTCCTTTCACATTTAGCTTTCTCTTATAAGCTAAAATCTTTTTTCTGAATTGTCTATCTTTCCACCATTTGATTACCTTTTCTACTATATCTCCTAAAAAGTCTATCATGCTATAAAGTAAAATAAAAAGCTGATTTAATCATCAGATTTCTTTTTATCTTTTATTTTCATTACAGTTATCGCACTCTCTATACTATTCTGAGTATAAAACACTCTAGCACTTCACTTATTAGGAGTTCGCATTGTATGAGAATTTAGATATTGAAGTAATATCAGCTTTCCCATCTGTTTTTTTCTTTGCAGAATCCATCATGTTTCTGTCCTAATAGGTTTGTACTCTCGCATTTTATTATTTGTTATTTATTTAAATTCTTTTAGAGCCTGTAAGAACTCTGTCTGTTGCTTATTTATAGTCTCATTGTATTTGTCTATCAGTCAGTCCATGCTTTTTACATAGAATACCACTATTCAGACAATACTGAGTAAAGCACATATCATAATAGCGAGGAACGTTCATCTCTCACTAGCTGTAAGTTTAGTGAGTACGTTTCATGTTTCCTCAATAGTTCATTTCTCTATTGCCATTATTCTTCATCATTAACAGGTAAATCAAATCAGACTGCAGAAGGTTTACTTTCCACGTCATCGTCTGTTACTGGAATTTTAGTTGCTCCTAAATTCTGTACCAATTTCCATATATCATAAAAAATCGTAGCTCATGTTCACAAAGCTAGTCAAATCATGATTAAAGCTCAGGTTGATAATTCTAATTCTAAGTAAGGTTTAATAGCAAATCATGCACAAATTCACAATATAAAGCTGAGTGCAATGTTTATTGTAGTTGCATATTTCCCTACAAATTCCTCATAAGCAGGTTTAGCAAAGTTTACTATGGTAGTAACTACCATTGCAGTTCAGATAAGAATCAGAATTGTTGTTTGCATTTCGTCTATTTAAGAGATAAATTCTATCAAATTTTCTAAACACAATAAAAAATAAATACAGTTATATTTTAGGAGAGCGTTTTATTAGTTAAAAAGCACAAAATAAAAAAGCACCACTAGGGTGCTTTACTGGACTAATCAAGTCGTTATGATATACCCATACAATAAGCAGTTAAATATTAGTAAAATTCTGAATATTAAGCTCATGTTGCTGTAGCTGTTGGAGGGTATATACTTGTATAAGGACTTGATACGATCCATGATGGTGTAGGAGCAGGAGATAATCTGTTGATAAGCTCTGTTGTTTGAGCTGCATTGTTTGCAATTACTCTTGCCTCTGCTAGTTGTGTTCTCAAATTCTGTGTTTCTTGTTCACATAATTTATCTAGTACTTTTTGTACGTTTGCAGCACTAGACGCTATAATTGCAGCTGTATTTTGCTGTCCTGCAAGTATAGCTTTTTCAATGTTGCTGTTTACTCCACAGAATCATTGAGTAAGTAAAGTAGTCTGATTTGCTAAGTTCTGTTGAGCTGCTAATTGCTGTTGCCATTGAGTATTATTATTTATCAAGTCAACTGTGTTATCGTGGTTGTTATTGTTGTTTTGACCGTTTAATAACCATGCAGCAGCATTATTACCACCTCCAAATCCACCAAATCAGTTACCATTGAATAGGAATAAGATTAAGATAATCAACCATACTCCCATTCCTCAGAAGTTTTGTGTATCCATGCTTATATAAAATAGAATATAAAGCTGGTATGTTTTGTTATGCTAGCCACCATCTTTACTCCTATAATTTATCTATGGTCTGCACTACTTCCTCTTTCTTTGCTCCTATTAGGTTTGCATTCTGCTTTATTAAGTTCTTCATCATTGGGTTTTTCTTAATCAATTCAGGTACTATAGTCTCTGCTAATTGGTTAAGCTGCTCCATGTTATTAAAGTCTACTCATTCTAATTGGTGAGGCTGTATTCATTGCTTTAGCAAAGCATTCTTTAGGATTTCTCCTTTCATGCTATTAAAGAAATCGTTTATTCACATTCTGATCTAGTTAAGAAATAAAACTATTCACTCATGTATTCAGCGTATAAATCTTTCAATTTGTGGTCGTACTTTTCTTTCAAATGCTCCTTTTTAGTCTTAAACTCTGTAAAATGTTCTACTTTCTCTACTACAAATCCAATAATCTTGTCCATTTGGTCAGGGTGTTGAGACATTTGTGTCATTACTTTTTGCATATTGAGCTTGTCTCAGTCAAAAAAGTCTGCTGTTTTTCGTTCCATGATTTAATTATGGTTAAATGATAAAAACAACTATAAAATAATAAAAAAGTCTGACTAGGTAATAACTAGCAAAATAAAAAGTTATTCTAGTTCAGACTTATATTTTCTTTTTTCTTATCGCTAGCTCTTGCATAGCAGAATCAGATTTGTATATTTTTTTTGTCGAATTAATTGCATTATTAGAAAAAAGCTCTCAATTAAGAGAGCTTTTTTGGTAATAGGGGAGAGGCACTAGACTAATGTCTGACTCTCCCTCGCACGAAGTATTTTATAGTTATCTAATTCTATCTACTTTTCAAGTCAGATTTTTCTTATAAGTACGTTAGCTTAGCTGTGTAGATGGTTAAAGTATCTCTATATACTTGTTCCCAAAGATAAGGGCTTTCCTGCCCTGTGAGTGTATAAGTACCTGTTCACTTTGTGACACCGTCCCATCATAGAGTAAAAGTCCCATTTTCCCGTCTAAAGAAGAAATCTCTAGGTCAATTATTAGTATCTCAACCATAGTCATTATTACCAACTACTCCCCATATTTTATATCTTCTATTGCTCTCCCAAGAAGTACCGAACCATCAAAGTCAAAGACTTACCATATGATATGAAGCTACTGTGTTAGGGATATTTGCTCTACATTCAAATAGAAAATTCTTTGTAAAATCTATTTTGTATTCTGATAATTGGTTCTGTGAAAAACCATTACTATTAGAGAATGATACATAACTTGAAGTTTTAGTTATAGTTCATTGTGTTCCTGTTGTTGTCCATTGAGAATTAGTCCAATCTCCAAAATCAAATAGCACAGGATTTTGTGGTCGTACTAATTGATTTCCTATATATATCTTCTGTATCTTGTTTCACATAACTAGAAAGAAAATAAATAAATCTGATTAGTATTTTTGTATCTCATCTAATGTTCGTGCTTTATTCTCTATTATTACATTATCTAAGTATCAATTTAGCTTTCTAACATTAGCATCAAAAGATGTTCACAAATAATATGTATCTGTTTGTGTGCTGTTTCTATAATTATCTGTTCAGCTTCATATAAGCTGTCAGTCTATATACATACTTACAGTTGTTCAATTCCTAACTAATACTATTTTGTACCAAGTATTTGCTAATAGAGTTCAGGTTGCAGGTTTAATATCTGATGCAGAATATCAGCTTCAACTTTGATATTGAAAGAATTGTAATTTTGGTGTACTTCAGTCTAAATAGAAATGGCAATGTATCCTAGAGTAAGATGTTCATAAATTACCAAACCATCAATAAAAAGTTCAACTTGCTGGTGGATATGAATTAAATTTTATACAAGAACATATAGTAAAATCTTGTTGTGGTATCTTTATAGATAATGCAATAGGTCATCACGAACTTATATTAGCACTATATCAGCCATTATATCATTCTCAAAAAGCTCAAGCTCAAGAATACCAAGATGCATCTACTGTATTAGTAGCACTATTTAACAATGTTTGGTTATCAAAAGTATAATAAGCTAAAGTATTAGCTCAAGGCTCTCGTGGTGCTTCTCATATATATACATTCTTTAATGGTTTCTCCGTTCAACTTTGATAAAGATTTACTCACATTACTATAAAATCATAAAAATAAATCTGATTTCTTTCTTATATTGTAAGATAAACTGTGTTATTATCATAAGTTCCTAGACTTTCATAGTTAGCCTGTGTCCCTGCCCAGATTTTCATTCAGCTTGTTAAGATATTATTTGCCTGTGTACTTACCTTCACATCTCATCCACTAGGATTAGCCCAAGCTATATTACCACTCACTTTAGATAGCACTTGTCAGTCAGTTCATCAGCTTGGTACTCCTGTAGGTATAGCTCATCAGTCAGTCAGAGTTTTATTATCACTTCACCAAGCTACCAAGTGTCAGTTAGTTGGTGTAGCTGGTAATGTTAAAGCATCTTGCTTACCACTCCATGTAGATTTATCTGAAGCTGTTACAAATTTATTTGTAGTATTTGTGTCATCTATATCATCTGCATTTAATGTTACTGCTCATGTCTTAGAGTTTACACTCGTTACTGCGTCTGTTGGACTTAATAACTCTGTCCAGTTAGCTGCTGTACTATATGGCTCGGCACTAAGTACATAAGTTTTACTCTCACTCGTTACTATACCAATATCTCATTGTTCAGCAGTAGAAAGAGAAGTTAAATCTGATTTATTAGTTACTGTAAATGTATCTGTTAAAGCTACTCATGGTAATATCGTTGTGTTTAGCTTTCAGTTACTATCTAATACAGGCACATTTCAAGCTGACGTTCATGTATCTTTACTTGCTGCAGTTCACAAACTACTAGGATTTACAGGAGTATATCCCAATGCTGTTGTTACATCTGTACTGTCTATTCAACTTATATATCAGTCAGGATTAGAATCATCATAAGGAGTATATCATAGAGCAGTAGTTACATCTGTACTATCTATTCATGTAATATATCAAGCGTCGTTATTAAAATCTGATACATTTGTAGGTACTACTGGCACACTTCATCAGTCTTTTATCATCTTTCAAGAAGTTCAGTCAAATACTGCTAAATGTCAGTCAGTAGAGCTATCAGGTCATAATACGTCTCCACTTCATTGTCCATCAGCTCCATCACTTACTGTAAAACTATCAGAATTCCCATTAGTTTCTGTTATAGTTACTGTTGTAATTTTACCTGATTTAGAGCTTGTTATACTTGCTACTCAGTTTCCTGCAGGTCAGGTTTCTCATTGTGTTCATTGCTTACCTTGTTTTCCCTCAGGTCACATAATACCAGTATCTCATCTATCTCATTTATCTCCCTTGTCTCACTTATCTCATTTATCTCATTTAGCACCTTGTGGTCATTTTAGAGCTGCCAACTGTTCCTCAGTAAAATCTGAATAAACAAAAGCGTCTCATTTGTCTCATTTATCTCATTTAGCACCTTTTAAATCTGATAGTAAAATTAGAGTAGTCCAACTTATACTATCTGTCTTATATCGGATATAGTCTCACTCCACTTTCATTTGCACGTTGTCTCATTCAGCCTTTACTCATGTATTAGTTTCTCATATCCACCATATTCAGTCCACTATGTGAGGCTCGTATCACTCCACTTGTTCTACTAGAGCATTAAAACTATCATTGATTTTATCTCTAGCGATTTTTCATGTATCTCCATAGTTAATTGGTAAATCTGCCATTTTTTATAATTATATGATATAAATTTTAATCATTCCATACTCAGTTAGCGTCCCATAGTCATTGATCATTCCATACTCATCTATCTAGTATCCATTCTCAAAGTGCAGGGTCTCTATATGAGACACAATATTCAAAAGTATAAGTCAGAGGTATATCACATTCTACCTCGTACAACGTTTCAGTTAGTTCTTCAACTGTTATGCTTTTACACGCTGACATTCTTTGGTACATATACACTAGATAAAACTTTTCCTTTAATGGTAATAGGATTAAATCTGACTTTCTTTAGGTTTTTCACTCCCCAAATATCAGCTTTTATGCTACCTGATTTTCATTCTGTGTATTCTCAGAATATATCAAAATATAGAGTACCACTATCTACTACTCCATTTACCTCTATTAAGCTATCATCAGAGAATTTGATTTCTAGCTTGTATCATGTAAACTCAGTAAGGTCAAAATCATAGGTTATATTGTTTTCTATCTCCCTAATTTTAAATCTTACTCTTGTATCGCTTCATTCTAGTATTTGCATTAGTCCATACTATCAAAAATAAAAGAAACTCCTTATACGAACTCTCTCAGACGTACCACTTGTATTTAAACAAGAAATAGTCGCCGTTATAGTTCATGGTCATACTGCGTACAAATCGTCCATTTGCCAACTTCATCAAGCCCCTAATCATTCTCAATTTCGTGGTCAAGAATGGCTTGCTCTTACAATAGTTCAAGTAGAAGTTACAGAAAGTTGGAAACAAGTATCATGTTGAGCTACTGATGCAGAAGTAGCGTCGTTATATCGTCAGATTACTAAGAATCATGAACGTGTTGCAGTGTACGATACAGACGCAGACTGTCATGCTGTTATAATTTCATTAGATTTTAAATCTAATTCTGTAACGTGTAAGTCATTACTTGGTGTATTACTTTTAATTTGCGTAACTGTAGCCATTAAGCTCTCTCCACTACTACCTGTAGCAGTTCAGTTATTAAATTCTGTATCAGTAGCCACTCTTACTGTTCAGATAGTGCTTGTAGTTGCTTTTTCAGGCTGCACAGGAGTAGCAGTAGTAACTACACTCCATTCTTCATCTACAGCATTGTATCTATAAAGCTCTCAGTCTGATTCTAGTACTGCAAACATTCAAGGGAAAGGGTCGTTATATGCCTCTAATGCTGCCAAATTCTCAAAACTAGGATATTGTACTCATTTTTCTGTAATGAGTTTCCCTTTATATGTAGCTTGTCATCTACTCTCCATATCTCCAGTATAAGTCTGGTCTCCAGTCCAAGTAATATCATCGTCTTTATCTATCCAGTCGCTTGCTCATGCTGTAATAAAACATAATGTTCATGGATTCCATGTTAATTTTCTGTTATCTATAGGAGTTGCACTTGCGTCGTCGCTTAATCATCTTTTAACAAAGGTTAAAACTCAGCTTGTACAGGTTGCTCTTGTAGTTTCCATGATAGTTCTATCATCATTTGTAAGTACTAGCGTTTCCTCTGTAAAAGTTGGGTAGAATTTTGCTCCAGTACTATCTAGTTTATTGATTACCTGTGTAGTTTTTGCTGATGTATCACTAGGTAATAGGGTAGTTGTAAGTCTGAAAGAAGTCTGATTTCTCATTTCTTATAGGTTTAGATATAAATTAGTCTTCATCAATTTTTTGTGTTTTTAAGATATTCACTATCTTATTGATTAGCACATTCACAGTTATTATAGCTCAGTCTCTATATGCTATATCTATCGGATTTGAGTATCTTTTTTCTTCTATTAAGAGTGCATTTTTAGTACTTTTTAGCTCTTGAAGTAAAGATTTTAATAAATCTGGCTCAAATTCCTTTAATCTTTCCACTCCTACGAGTGCATTTTCAGGGCTATACTGCTTGTTGTACTGGTTGCTGTTGGCTTTCAGCTCATTGTACTGCTTCCTGTCCACCAAAATCCATTTGTGGCTGAGCCATCATATTAGCTTGTTCATCTTGTCATGTAGTAATGTTAAAACTATTTATAAGCTGAGTAAGTTGTGCTGACGCTTCTCTTACCTCTTGCTCGTTACTCTTAATATCTACATTCTCCTTGTCTATGTTGAATAATATATCTAGTCTATCACTGATTTTATCAAATTCGTCTGTAGGCTGTTGTAATTGCATAGCCTGAGCTTTCATTTGCATAATCATTTGTTTAGCTTGAATGAACTTAGTTATATTCTCTACTTCTAATGCTTTCATAGTACTTTGAGTACTAGGAGTAACAATTCTGACTTTCATTCCTCTAGCTCCCTCAATTATCTCAGGTTTTAGGTCAAAATAGTCTTTATAGTCCTTTGCCTCCTCAATATTCAGTGGATTTCATTCAGGGTCTCTAATTATCTTCACTCAATCTACAGGTATTTGGTATCGTTCGTAGTTTTCTAGCTTTTCTTTCTCATCTATCATTCTTTCTGCGTACTGATAAGGTAAGAAAGTGAATATATTTGATAGCATAAGAGTAAAAGCCTGCTCTAGTCCATGTATTCTTGTTTCGTATATAGTTTTTAGCCTGTTATTCTGTTCTTCTTTCATTACAGACGTTTCAAAAGCTGTTTTTGCAGGGCTTGTATATGGTGCTTTGATACTAATTCATGTCAAATATGCTCCCATATCGTCCATAAGAGTGATTACATTAGTCAGTTGTTCTATATTTACGCTTGTATTATATGGTGTAATATCTCTTGCAGATCATTTCGTCATTTCAATAACGCTGATTTCTCATGGTTCTACAAATATCTCTCCATCTATCTCAGTTCATTCTCCAGCGAATAGGATACTTCATGCGTTCAACCATGCTCAACCTATCATTGCAGAGTAGAAATTCTGATTTAATGCCTTTATAGTTGCGTATCTTTCAGGTATTCCTATTCCATATATGCTGTAAGGGTTGTTATAGAATTGTACAGGTACAAGTGGTAACTCTCAGTGTCTCGTACTAGCGATTCAGTTATAGATTACTATCTTCTCATTAGCTACGATTATATATTTAGCATAAAGTTTATTGTAATAATGCCGTAATTTTACCATTTTAGCATCTGTATTACTCTCTCTATTCTCATCAGTAATATCTGCTAGTCATACATACTCAGCATTAGTGAAATCTGATTTAGATTTACCGTTATCATCCAAGTATCTGAGCTTGTATTCGTCTATTGAAAGGTATTCTTCATATATACAGTCAACGCATTCCTCATATCTTTTAGCTGTATCGTCAAAGTACGCTTGTCTAATAGGTATATCTTTTACTTTTACGTGTAATTGTTCTATTCTCTCCAAATCTCACTTAGGATTAAAGTATCAGTCGTTAGTTTCTTTAGCGATAAATTTACTCTCTAGCTCTAATCATGAGAATAGTACTGCTGTTCAGTATCTAGCTCTTGAATAGTCCATGTGCAGTCTGATTTCCTTAGTGATAGCCTCTTTATAAATAAAGTGGTCTAGCGTATATTTAGCAAGTGATAGCATAATTCAGTCAGGTTTTCAGTCTGCCTCAACAGAAATAGGAATCTGACTATCTTGCATTCAGATGGACGCCTCAATAAGAGCCTCCTCAATTTTTAGGTTAGGTACTGTCTGTCAGTTCCATTTATAGCTTGGTTTTGCCTTAAATGTTCTATCAATATAATCTCGTAGTGCCTCTTGGTCTGTTCTTCACTTACTCATGTCTTCGTATCTGTCCTTTACTTTCTGCAAAGCCTCATTATCAGATTTAGATACTTCCAAATGTATCTTTTCCTCTAATTTACTGTTCTCTAATTTATCTGTAATTACCATGCTGTCGTTAATTTATGTGATAAATTCCTCATTTTCTTAATCTCTCATGTGAAAGGATTATTTACTGATATTTCTCTATCAGAATTCTTTTTAATTCTCTGTGGATTCTCTCGGAACGTTAGCATTAGAGCGTCTGCGTCGTCAGGAGATTTACCAAACTCTTTCCTCATCTCAGTTTTGTCCATTATCCTGATTTGTCCTTTCGTTGTTCTTTTATACTTAATCATGAGTAGGTCTTGCCAGTCTCTAGCTGTTCATATTAGCTTAAATCATTGCTTACATTCTTTCTTTAGTCTCCAGTAACACTCAGCTCTCTTATTAAGAAATGTATTACTATCATCTGCTTGATTACCTACATTCACTCATCTTGCATATATTCATTCTTTAGCAAGCTCAACTCAAACATTAGCACCTACTCCAAAATTATCATAATAAATCTGGTCTTCTTTCAGTCTAGGTAGTAATGTTTGGATTTGTATTGCCTTTTGTGCTACACTCTTTTCTGTGCTTATCTGCTCTCTAGCCACTCTTTTTGCGTAAAAGTTATTTCTTGCTACAAATGAACTAAAGTCTTTACCATTTCCTGCAGGGTCTATTCATAGTTTATCAAATTCTTGTACTTCATAACTTGCTTGTTCTTCTGTTACGAACGTAATCTCATTTGGATCAAATAAAGGTATTCGTCATTTATCATCAATAAGTCATGCTTTAGGGAACTCTCATAATACACGTACTCTATATTGGTCTGAATCTTTACCATAATCGTCTATAATGTTATTTACAAAGCTCCAGTCCACGATAGGAGACTGCTCAGAGTTAAAAGATAAAGTCTGAAATGTATCTACATTATCAGTAAAGCTCTTGTAAAAGTATCACTCCAAGCGTGTTGGGTTGCTAATCATAAGAAATACAAAGTTCTCATTAGTCATTGCTGACATTGCTGTCTCGTATATCTCATCAGGTACTCAGCTTGCCTCATCTGCAATAATCATAAGATTATCAGAGTGTAATCATGCCAACGCCTCAGGGTGTTCTTTTGCTGCTGTTCTTGCTCTAGCATATCGTGCTGCTTTATCTCAGTCGGTATTTCAAACTCTTAGATAATTCTGAGTGTGTTCGAATAAGTCTTTAATACCATTAGGTAGTCTATCTTTCCATAATGCAAGCTCTTTCCATAATACGTCCTGCATTTGAATTTGTGTAGGAGCTGTACAACCTATAACTGCATGATAATAACAAAAAAGAAATCGGATTATGATTATTGAAATAATAGACGATTTCCCTATTCCGTGTCATGATTTGATAGATATTTTCTTCTTATCTTCCTTTTTAATAGCTCTAGCGACTGCAAGTACTATTTCTACCTGTTGCCATGTAAGATTCTCGTACTTAGTAAATGGTTTAAACATTTTGAGATTCATTCTACTATAATCTCCAGTCTTTCTACAGTCTTGTAATAATGTTTCATAATCAGGCAAAACTTCCTGAGGAGTTAGTCAAAACATATCCTCAATAAATTTAAGAGGGTTATTGCTATATTCTTCGTATATCTTTAATTCCTCCTCCATTCATGAATATGAGAATAAAATATCTTGCTACTTTTTAACTTATAAAAAAAAATAAATACAGTTATATTTTCAGGGCTGTATTTATTAGTTAATAACTATATTTTTAATATTACTAGACTTGCAATGCTCCATATAGTGATAATTACACTACAAGCTATAGATCAACCACTTATAAATCTGAATAATAATTCTGATTTTTTACTCCTATATTCCATGTATATCTTACCATGCTTGATTATGTTGTTAGTGTAGAGTAGAAACTTACTAAATGTTTCAGGCTGTAAAATGTTCTGCTCTAGTAAATCTTTGAGCTTAGATTTATTCTGACTAACGATAGCACCTGACTTATGCTTTACTTCTTTACACTCTCTGCAAAACTCATATTTGCTATCTTTACCACATCTTAAACATTTCATACCTAAAAAAGAATTATATAAATCTGTTTACTATCTCTGCAAGGTGTTTATCTGCCATTATCAGCTTATTTTCGTTTAGTTTCTGACTTGTGATTAGTTCTTTCAGCTTAATATCCCAATGTGTCCTTAGTGGCGATGGTTGGTTGAATTTATCGTACGCCTCTATCAGCCTTTTAAAGTGTGTATAATCGTGAGCCTCTAAATGCTTTCAGCTCTTGTTGTACAAAGCATAAGAGAATCAGTATATAAACATTTTCCATACGTACTCATTATCTTCTTTTTGGTGTCGTGTACTTGCTGTTCAGACTGTTTTTTGTTTCCTTTTATCTCGTGTATATACTGCGTCCTTACATAGAGCGAATTTATCTATGTAAGAGTACAAGCTAGAAGTATAAGCGACGTCTTCATATAATATTCATGGTCAAGTGTATCATGTAGGGAACTGAGCTAATTGTGCTATTTCTGTTTTTACTATCTTATTTCGTACTGCTACTCGGAATATATTTCCAGTTGTTCATCTATTCTGCACCATTTCCTCAAATGTATATACTACAGTCCTTTCAGGTCTAGCTGAGCAAGTCAAATAAAGCTCCTTATTCTCTATATCGTTACGAATTAGAGCAGGACAAATCGCTATATCTGTTCAGCATTCTTTACAAGTCTGATATAATCTCTCATACATGAAGGGGTGGACTATATCGTCATTATCACAAAATGCTAAATACTCTCCACTAGCCATATCCATTCATCTATTCCTTGCTACACTTACTCATTTATTAGTCTGATGAATAGCTTTTACACATCAGTACTCTTTTTCATATCGTTTTGCTATCTCTCGTGTCTTGTCTGTACTTCAGTCATCTATAAGTATAAGCTCTATATCTTCCAAAGATGATGATAAAATGCTGTCTATCGTTCTACACATAAATAATTCTGAATTGTATAATGGTACAACTACAGATAGATTATAATATCTACTATGTTCTCTTGGTGGTAAATCTACAATAGAATAGCTTTCTCACTTTTCAAAATGGTTATTGTTATATGCTCTTACATATATTCACTCAGTATTACATTTAGGCAATTCTACTATCTCATCCTCTGTCTCCAGTATTAAATTTCAGTTCTTATCGTACACTCTATATAAATCATATATTCTATCACTTCTACAAGCTAAAGTATTTCAATGGTATCATTTTAATAATGTAATCTCAAACATTTCATCTTTTCTTATTGGATCAATATCTTTATACCTTAAAAAATCTGATTTCTCTTTATCTGTTGGTACTCGTACAAAGTTTTGTGTCATTCACATTTTCATGATGATTATTTGTTATAGGGTAAACGTTCACAAGCGATTCAGTCATGGTCTCAGTCTAGTTTACTGTGTCCCATTTTAAGCAAAAGGTCAGCTTTTCGTCTTTTATCTATTTTGCTACAAGTTATTTCTGCTGTAGTGAATTGAAAAAGATTAAAGCTGACTGATAAACATAGTAATGATATAAGCATGATGATTATTTTCCTCATTTCATGTAGTAGGTTACTAAAACATGAGCGATTTCTTTCATTCTCTCTATATTCTGCTTTTCAAATTCTGAAAGCTGATTTAATTCTTCTACGAGTTTATTTACTTCTGATTTGTTCATCAGCAAAATTAAGATAGTAATATAATTGCTATAACAAGCATGATAAAGTTAATTAAATATCAGCTGTCAATTTTTTTACTAACTCTCCAATACATAAAGCACCCACATAATAGTAAGAATGCTACAATAGAGATTAAAATAATTGCAATAGTTATCTTTTCCATCCCATAATAATTAAAATATAAATTTGTCAATATACTGTGGTTTTATATTTCCTCTCGGAGACAACTTTCTCTAATGTCAGTTTATTCCTATCTATTTGACATCTTCTCATTTTTCTCTATCTAGCCTTTTCTGTTGCATTGCTTTTGCTATTCATACTAGACTTACTTCTCACTTAACGTCTATATCTTGTTTATCTGAATAGCTTTTATCTATCTTGAATAGAATATCTGTTGCGTCTCTATTCTTAACATTCTTAGCTCTCTCAAAACTAGCATTCTTAATCTCATAATAATAGCTCTTTCTCCACTGTCTAATTTGCTCCAAAAATTTCTCATCTTCATTCTTCCAATTATTAAGAGTGCTTTCAGATATTCATGCGTGAGCACAGGCTTCTTCATCAGTACAGTTAACTCTGTAAGCCTCCTCTAATTTCTGTAAGACTTCAGGAGTTTTTTTAGACTTTCTACCTACCTGAGTTTTACCTCTTTCGTCTAGCTTGTAAGTTATCTTAACTCCTGTGTCTTTTCTAATAACTGTTCTACTATGTTTTCTGTCAGTCATTTTCTTCTATTTTTTTACCATTTAAAATTTCTTCTACTGCCACATCTACAAGGAATCAAATCTGATTAAGTCTCCACCTTTTATACTGTTCTCTTGCGATAGGCTCTATAAACTCAGTAAAGTATTTCTCTTTACTTTGGAATCTGTTACGTTTAGGTAATCACTCTTTATATAAAATTTCTAAATTCTGAGTGAGTTTATGTCATACCTTTAGTCATGTATCTATTACTTTGTAGGTTACGTAATCCTTTCTATTCTTCCTAAAAAACTTAGGCTCTTTGAATAGGTACTCGTACTCAATGTTGAGTATATCTTCTTTATCTGTCATCTTAAAAGGAGTAAATAAAATCTGTTTTCTTTCATGTAGGGTTATATCACAACCTTTACAGAATGTATCGTGTTCGCTGATAGGTCTGAAACATATAGGACACAGTTTGGATCATAATTTCTTTTTTATATTTATTGCTCTTGTTCTGTTTTCTCTTAATAGGCTACTACATTTCAGACAGTATTTTGCTGTCGGTTTACATTCTTGTCAGCATATTAAGCAATGTCTCATACTATCTAAAAAGAGAAATAAATCTGTCCCACCATGTTCTTTTTGGTTTAGGCATTTTGATTTTGTTTGGCATTTCTTCGGTCGGTTTAGGAGATAAAATTGGTTTTATATCTTGTTCTACTGTTATCTCTATATTCTGCTTTCTTTCTAATTCTTCTATCTCATCAAAATCCAAGATCATTACATTTTCCTCGTTCAGTTTTTGTCTTCTTCTTGTATTGTCTTCAGGAGTTCATTTATATTCTCATCTCCTATTCCTTTTGACTGCTGGAGTGTAGATAGCATCATGTACATTCATTCACTTTCGTAGTCTAAGGATGAATCAATAATAACTTAACGGCTCGTTTCAGTCGGCTCTTTGTCTATTACAGTGGATATTGTAATAGAATTTTTTATCTCAGTAGGGTAATCTAGGCATTGTTAGTCTGTTTACGAACTAAATACTTTACTTGTGCTGCTAGTACTTGATTAGCGTCTTTAAGCTCTGTGATATAAGCTGTCATTGCTCTGAGCTGTTGCTTATACTTCTCATTAGCTTCTCTTGTTTGTTTTAGTTCGGTTTCTGTTCTGTTGAGTTTAGCAATTACTAATCTCTCTGAGTCACTGATAGTTCTTGGCATGGTTTTGTTTTTAAGAAAATAAAAAAGTCTGACTTATTCGGTCAGTTTGTTTGCATACTTGATTATCTTTTCAGAGTATTCTTTTATTATCTTCTCATAATCTTCCTTACTTCGTTCTTTGTTTAGCTTTTTGTTATTGGCGATCATTTTATCTACTGCTTCTATTCAGTAGCGATTCTGCATATATCTTGTATATACGATATAGTTTCAATTCAATACTACATTACAACGATAGCATCCTGCATGGCAGTTATCCTCATTATAACGATATAACCAGCAACTTCTTTTAATGAAGTGCATATTTTGGGCTTGTTTCCAAAACATTTTAGCTCAGCATAATGGACATTTTACCATTCCATGCTTATCAGCATCTCTAAGTCTGATATATGTAGAGAAAACTGAATCAGCTTTACCTCTGAGCTTTGATTTGCTTGGAGATTTTGTTTTCTTAGGTTTTTTCTGCATAAGCTAAAACGCCTTAGTGTATAAACTAAGGCTCTATACCAATCTCCATTACCTCTATATTATATCCACAGAATTGAGTATTACAACACTTTTTTTCGAATAACAATAATTCAAATCTGATTAATAACTTTTGGTTATCACAATATACAGATATTACCTTGCATTCAATTATTGACTTTTTTATATTATATTATGTGTTTTGGAGAAAAAAAGGTAAGGTCTATTATACAGATTTTACTTTTTTATTAAATTCAAATGATACAAAGATACATAGATTATATTCAATATACTAGGTGTTTTTCTTTTAATACAGTTAATAGATACAGGAAAGGATTAAAAAGATTTGAGACTTACTTACAATCAATATGAAAAACATTAGAAAAATCTGAAGATATAAAGTTAGTTGACGTATTAGATTTTATCGCTCAGCTTAGAAGGTCTTGATTAGTTGAAAGCTCATGCAATTCTATATTAGATGCAGTTAAAGGGATATTAAAATATGAGAGAGAGATTTTAGAGATGAATGTTCTTTATGATAGGAAAGTGGAATACATTAAAGTACCTGATAGACAAGTAGGATTCTTTAGTGAAAAAGAAAAAAATCAGATTATAAAGACGGTTAAGGAATGAGTAGGAGTAAAAGATATTACACAAATGAGGAATAGATTACTGACTTATATATTAATGCAGACTTGATTACGTTGTCATGAATTAGCAAAGATTAAAGTAAGCGAAATCTGAGAGAGTTTACAGATAGTAGGGAAAGGAAAGAAACTAAGAACTGTATATCTTAGGAAAGAGTTATTAGATATGATAGGAGAGTACCTATCTAAAAGGAAAAGAAAATCTGAATACTTATTTGATTCTACTAAGGAATGACACATGAGAGAATGATCTATAAGGAATATTTTTAATAGGATGACAAAAAAACTCTGATTTCATATTCACGCACACAAATTTAGGCATACGTTCGCGACTGACTTATTACATATTCCTTGAAGTAACATATTTAACGTCGCCAAGCTAATGTGACACTCTAAAATAACTACAACGCAGATTTATTTATGAGTAAATGATTCAGAGCTTAAAAATTTACAATTTAGATTAGATTTTTAGACTTTTTTATATCATAGTTTTAATAGTTAAGAACTGATTTTTATTCAGATTTATAATTTTTCATGTAAAAAAAGTGCAAAAAGTTTTGACAAATGGATATAAAAAATGTATAATGAAATCAGTTAATCATCACACCAACAAAAAGTGTGATACTGTGGCACAGCATATCTACCAAGATTTCATAAGTAAATTTCATCGAAAAAATGCGACCGGCAAACCAATCGCATCAAAGTAGAGGAAGATACTTAGCCACAGATATTAACTACATTATCGGAGTCTCCATTACACAACAGGCTCTTACCAAACGATAATGTTACGGGTAATCACAGCAAGTATTAACCTATTTATATTTGCTGTAAGGAAACTGATTACCCTTCCTTGCAGCATATATAAGTAGGTTTTTCTTAATGTGAGCCTTTCATGGCAGTAAGAGACCACTTGTATAACTGTGTTAGTCTTTTATTTCATATCCACTATTGCCATGAAAAAACGAATCATTGTAAGCAAGTGAGATGGTAGAAACTATCTAGGACATAGTCCTGATGGTAATATCTACAACATGAGAAAGAACTTGGAGGGGAGATTCTATAAGTATGCACGAAAAGATAGAATCAATGGAGATTCTAAAGGTGCAGCTGTAGGAGACCCACTCAAAAAATCTGAATTTACTTTAATTGAGTAAAGAGATGAGGCTATCAATAAACGATGAGATTATTGAGATAGCTAAAAAGCATTCAAACACAAACGAAAGAGTAGAGATTTATTGAAAAGCTCTAATCTATTACATTGAGTGAATGCTAGTTGATGAGAGAATGGAGGAATATTTGAGTAGGTGAAAGAGAATATCCAATAAATTGAAATGAAATAAAAACAGATGTGGCACATCTGAAAAAACAAATGTGGCAGATTTGAAAAACAAATCTGGCAGAGTTGAAAAAAACAAATGTGGCAGAACTGAAAAACCTAAAGCGAAACCTAAGAAAAAACAAGTTACAGATGATGATTTGACTATATATATTACTAATAATAATAGATTATATCTTATAGTATCTAAGTATATAGAAACTAATAAAGAATATTGATCTATAGCATATCAGATAAATAAACAATGAAAAGAAAAATATATCTATAGCCAAATGAAAGAATCTGAAAAACTTGTAAAAGAAATCTGATTTAAAGAATTTGAAAATCTACTCAACTACATTTCTAAAGATGATTTCCGAAGTAAGCAAATCTTATCAATAGCTAAACTCAATAGAAAAAACAAAGATGGAATACCTTATCACATTGTGATTAAAGATAAGATGAAACCACACGCTATTAAAGACCAAGAGAGAGAAAGACAAGCTGAATTACACAGACAGAAAATTAGAGAGCAGATAGAATCTTTTAATTCACCTAACCAACAAAATGCAAACACTGAAAATCAAACTTGATGATATAACTGGAGAGAAAATATCAGCCTTAGTTAATTTCTTAGATACTGGCGTACTACCTGAATGAATGACTGAATCAAAAATGGCTATTCTATATGGTAGATTAAAAGCTAGAGGAGAGAAAATAGATAAAGCTGAAGAACGAATAGAGAAAGACAGACAGAAGAAGAAAGAGAATTACAAATGGAGGATTCTTAATGAAATTAAGCAATGATTAGAAGATATAAGGAATGAGAATTGATGATGATATAATCCATACAAATATGAAATTGCTAACATTAAGAGCCGAGCAGACTGAAAGACATTATTAATCTGATTTAGAGATATTGATAGTGAATGAAAGACAAAATGGAGACACTCTGTGTTAATAGAAGAAGTCTATAATCCTGAGTTCTTTAATGAGATGATGCAGAAATATGCACCACAAGAAAATTTACATGATAAACCTTTCTAAAATGGAGAAATCACTAAAAGACTACACTCCTGAGGAATTAAAGGAGTATTACGAAGATATGAATAATGAAATGTTAATTGAAGAAGAACTTATGAAAAGAGCAGAAGAAAAGGAAGAAGAATATGAGCCTGAATATTATGGAGATGAAGATATAGACTAATTTATTTTTATTACCAATTATAATCATGAAAACAGCAAAAGTAACTAAAGTAACTATTAAATCACGAGACTGACAATACTGAAAAATGTACAGTCATGAGATGGAATTGGATAATTGAGAGAAAATCAAACTCAATAAGAAAAAAGATAACCAATTCAAAGTAGGAGATACAGTCTCCTATGAAGAAAATGGAGAATGAAAATGGAAAGAGGTAAAAGAAGAAAAGAGCTTTAAACCTAGAGCTATGAATAATGACAATAACGTTGGAGCAATGATCTGAATGGCAATGAAACTCGCATTTGAGCATTGCTACGATAAGACAAACTACAATGAAACTTATGTATTAGCAACTAGAATATTTGAGGATTCAATGGCATTATTAGAGAACTACTGAAAAAATAAATCTGATGACAAAATTGAAGACAGTACAGAAAACGACGATTTGCCCTTTTAAGTACACTCTACTGACACCATGAGAAATAGCACAAATGAACTCCAACGAGAAGATTAGAAAACTCAGGAGAATGTGTCCACCTCCAGCATGGCAGAATCAGTCAGCAGAGGCAGTAGAAAAATGGAGGAACTTATAAGACGATGATACCACACATATTATCGAGGTCGCCAAACCTTAACCGAGCTTGTTGGTAGTTGAATCTCTGCAACTATAAACAAAGTGAGACCATCAGAAAAGTATTCTTAAAATCCTGCAAGCTCTTATTTATTCTCTTATTAAAACACATGACAAAACTATTAAAAATTATAATCTGACTTTTAATTGCTGCAGTTATCGGACTTATAGCCTACTGAACAGCAATACAAAATAAGGTAAATGCTCAGCAAGAGATTATAGACCAACAACAGCCTATCGTAGATGCAGCAAATAGAATAGCAGAATTAGAAGATTTAATAAAGGAAGAACAAACTAAATACCAATTAGCTTTAGATAGTAAAAAAGAATGTGAAGTATCATGGACTAAACACATGAATAAAGCACATGAAAAAGCTGACGAGTATAGAGCTGAGCAGTTAAAATTGGAGGGTTTACTTCTGAACAGATAAGTTCTAAAAATCCTACTGAAGAAGTAGCTGAAGAATGTACATTATGAGGATGTCCTTGAGAGCCTTGTATATGATGAATTGGGTGCGAGAAAGAAGAACTGTATATAGAGCCTAATCCAACAGAGGAAGAAGTACAAGAGCAGATAGAGGTATTGGAGAAAGTAGATACAGCATTACAGCAAGCAGAGGACAATATAATCAGACTTAATTTTACTTGAACAATTATTCATAAGTGATTCAAAAGAGATGATATAAAGCAGAAGTATGTTCAATATGCTTATAAACTTTGAGGGATGGATTTCGTAAAGCTGATAGAATGCGAAAATGGTAATTGGAATATAAAAGCTGTATGAGATAGTTGAAAAGCATTCTGATTATGTCAGATAAACACTAGGTATCATAAGCTACCAAATGAATATAAAACGAATTGGAGAGTGCAAGTGGAGTATTGTTACGAAAAGCGAAGTACATGAACGAGATTTTACTGACCTAGTAGAAAGATAAAGGGAACTAGCTGTGCTAATTATGTATCAGACAGATTTACAATATTAGAATAATAAAATGAGAAAACTTGTAATATTCTTGTGGCTTGTAGTATTAGCCATGTGTCTAGGAATGATAGCTAGATGGATTTATGAATGTAATGTAGCTTATTAAAATGGAGAAAAATCAGATTATAACCTGAGACTGTATAGATATTCTGAGGGGGGGGTGAATAGCAGATAAGACCATTGATTTGATTCTTACTGATCCACCATACAAATTTGAATGACATGGTAGAGGTATGGCGAAAAACAGAGATTATTTAAAAAAATGAATGAATAAGATTTGAACGAATTTAGATACAGATATTTATACAGATGATTTCATGGAGTTATTGTTATCCAAGATGAAAGCACCAAATATGGTATTCTTCTGTAATAAAGCACAGATACTTGATATACTAGAAAAAGCTAAAAAGTATAATCTGAATTTTGATATATTGGTACTATGCAAAACAGCACCTACTCCACTAACGAATAACCAACGATTACCTGATAAAGAATATGCTATACATTTACATAAACAAGCATGAGTGAAAGGGAACTATAAAACTAAAAGAACATTCCGAGTAGCACCTAACTTTAAAGACACAAGCATAGACCACCCAACTGTAAAACCTTTAGATGTTATAGAACAGATTATTCAGAATTGTACTAATGAATGAGATTTAGTATTAGACTGTTATTTATGAAGCTGAACAACAGCAGTAGCTTGTAAGAATACTAATAGGAACTTTATAGGAATAGAAATAAATCCTGAATATGTAGAGATAGCAAAGAATAGATTAAAGGAAGTAGATAGAATAAACCAACAGAGATTATTTTAGGAGAGCCATAGCCTAGCGAAAGTCTGACAGTCTAGCTGTAGTGATTCGCAAGCGAGGAGTTCGCTCCAAACGGATTTAATCTGTAACGCTTAAAGTTTGGCAGTCAGGTAAGTCTGACTAGAGATAGCAGACAGGGTTACAAATTTACCCTCATTGAATCCTGCACTCATACCACCTTATGAGGTGTATAAAATAAGAAAGTAAAATCATAACTACACATGGCAGTTAGGTGGAACTGCCTTTAGAAAGTATTTGTTTTTAAATCTTTTAGATAGACAAATGGAAAAAGAAAAATCTGAATTACGAGAAGAAATATTGAAATTTATATTATTAGTAGTTTGAATATTCATTTTAATATGTGCAGTTAAAGCCGAAAGTTGAATAGTATTAGCTCTTTCTGTTATGGCTATAATAAATGTAGCAATGAAATATTAATCAGACTTTTATATTATTTACTTATGGAGATGACTAAAAAAGAAGAAAAAAAATCTGAATTAGAAGAAAAGTTAGAACACGCTAAGAATAGATATAATGAGGCTAGTGAGAAAGCAGATTACCGACTTGAAGAAGAAGATAAACGATATAAGGAGATGGATAAGTTATATACGAAATTATCAAAATATGAAGACTAATCAGAATTTTATATTATTATTACCTATGGAGAGGATGAAAAGAGAAATACCAAAACATTCTAATTCTTTAGACCGAATTAGTGCATTAGAGAATGAGAATAAGAGATTAGAAGAAGAAAATGAAGATTTGAAAGAGCGGAAAGAGAATTTAATACGAGCAGACAAAAAGAAATCAGACCATATAGATGAATTAGAAGAAGAAATTAAACAGCTGAAAGAAGATATAGAGAAATTAAAAGTAAAATATGGAGATTTAGATTATTAATCAGACTTATTATTTATTTTATTACCACAAGGAAATGTATGTAAAAAAATCTGAATATGCAAGAATGGTAGCAAGGAATAAGGAGTTAGAAGAACAGAATGAGGCACAATATCTAGTGATTAAGAAACTGCTTAATGAGAATAAAAAACTGAAAGATTATATCAAAGAGCATTATAGTAATATATCTAATCTCTTTGATGAGAATGAAGAAGACCTTTATGAAGATTGTTAATCAGACTTTTATATTATTTACCTAAAGGAAATGGGAAGAAAAGAAAAGAAAAAAATCTGAAAACGAACTGTGGAAGTTCATAAAATGGAGTGATTATATCCATATGTAAGATTAGAAGATTTTATGAAAGTGTGTAAAGAATTAGAAGAAGAAAATAAAAAGCTGAATATAAAGGTAGCTAGTCTTGAATGAGAGATTAAATGACTAAACTCTACCATAGAGAAATTAAAGGAAGAAAATCAGACTTTAGAGCTATGGTTAGATAGGAAAGAAAAGCTGAATGAGAAATACAGAAAGGAACTAAAGAATTATGTTTACGATGCTAAACAAGTGAGAGATATTTGTTAATCAGATTTATTTTATTACTTTATAACTATGGAAAAGAGAAAAGAAGTGGCAGATATTTACAATAAAAATCATTTGATATTAAATGATTATGCTTTTAAAGGAGGAGATTTATGAGAACTTTATGACTGATACCATACATTCAATAGTCTATATCATCAGAGAGCTATTTTATTTGCTACTATTGTAAATATGAATAGAGATAAATCTTGGAAATCTAAAAAACATAGTGATGGTAAATATTGTTTTGATAGAGAATGAGAATGGTTTATTGTATGAATAGATACTCCTAAATGAAGTTATACATACCACTATGAAACAGATAAATATTGGGACTTGTTTAAGTGTGAAGAATTAGAACTATGAAAGGAACGAGATGGACATACAGAAAAAGATGTAGATAGGCTATTGAATTTATGAGATGTTGTTTGAGATTTAAAACATAGAATAAGGCAACTATCAGATGAATGTGAGAGATTACAGTATTTATATGATAAAATCGAGAGAGTAGAGAGGGAAAGAGATGAGTATAAAGAAAGATGGGAAAATTCTTTCTCTGCTTAATCAGACTTTTATATTATTACTTTATACCTATGGAAAAGAAAGAAAAGAAAGAAAAGAAATCTGAATTAGACCAAATGTTAGATAATTTAGATAGAAGTTGTGGATTAGTAATGGAAGAATACATAAAACAGAATTGTATGAAAATCTTAGAAGAAAACTGAATTTTAAATGAAGAACTTAAAATCGCTGCTAAAGATTATACAGATTTGTTTATAAAATATGCTATTACTGCAATTCTATTACTAATATCTCTTATTGTGAATTTAATTTTTATAATTATATAATAAAGATGGAAGAAAAAAAGAAAGCTGAATTTTATATAAAGACTTTACTTGCTTTATATAGAGCAGATGAAATTTCGTTAGATAAGCTACGATATTTAATAAAGAAAGAACTATGAGATATAAATGGAGTAGTTTATGATAACATAGAACGAGCAAATAAAAAATGAAATTATGATTTTATAGATGAATGCTATAAATGAATAATGGATAACTTAGAAGAATAAAAAGATGGAAACTCACCAGCCGTTCTAGTAGCCGGTCATAACGGCATACTAGATAAAAGAGGGAGAAATCTAGCTAGTCAGAAAGCTCTCCAATACTTTGTGATGCTTCCGAAAGGTTAGTGTGAAGATAGACCAAATGAGGAGAGCGAGTATGTTAATCAGATTTATTTATTTAATTTTATAACCGATGGAAAAAGAAATCTGAAAGCTATTGGAGTTATATAGAGATTATCTCACAGATGAGATTAAAAAAGAAATGTATGTTAATTGAGCTGATGAGAAATTTATATCAATGGCTAGAGCAGAAGAAGTTGAGGAAGAAGATTTATATGAGTTTCTTAATCAGCTTTCAGTCCTTAAAAGGTTTATTCAACGGCTAGTAGAACAAGATAAGATAAGAGATGATGGAATAAAACCACGAAAGGATTTAGTAAAAGAAATTACTATTGTAGATTATGATACAGGGAAAGCAATTTGATGGAAGAATAAATACTCTGAAACAGAACAGCTTTTAATGTATCTTGCTATTAGCGAACAGCCTATTGAACTTTTATGTCAAATCCTTAAATAGAAATCAGACTTTTATTTCTTATGTGGAGAGATGAAACGATTAAAAGAAAATCTGACTAATATCTTATTGATTATAGTTGTTATAGTGTGTACAGTCTGCATCTGTAATAAGATAGATGAAAACAGTGATAAAGATATATTAAATAAGATAGAATCTAGTTTAGAATATAAATCAAGCGAATCTACATTAAAAAGGATAGAATGAGATATTGAAGATGCAAATAAATATCTAAAGAATATAGACTTAACACTTGATGGCTCGTTAGATGATATTCTATACTATATGCCAAAAAGTAGATAATATAAAAAGGAGCTTAAATGCTCCTTTTTTTTGTTATAATCTTTTACCACTCTGCATCGTTCATCATGCTTTTATTCCACTTCATATTCTACCTTGTGTCTGAGTATTATATGTGGTAAGTTGATTCTGTACTGTATCAATAGGGCTTATTCCATTTCATGTATTATTTTGTATTCATCACATATATAGATTCTTCTTATTCGTACTATTCATTAAGGCTGATTCATCTAGTGCAGGTAATCAATAAGTTTGTCTTCGTGCATTTAGATTTGTTAAAGCATTTTGTTTTAATTGGTTAATCTTGTTCATAAATGTTTCAGTTCTATCATCCAGTTGAGGAATCCAATTCTTTACCATTTCTAACTCATGGTCAGTTACATTACTTCATACTAATTTTAGTTTTTGCTCATCTGTTAGATAAGATATGGCAGTATTAAGTTTAGAAGCATCGCTACTCTTTAATTTCTTTAAGTATTTTTGCATAGTTCACTCAAATAGACCAATATCTTCAGGCATACTATTAGCTAATTCAATTAGAGCATTAGCTTTTTCAACTAATCATCTTGCTGTTGATTCATCAAAGTATCCATCTCACTCTTGTTTCTTTGCCTCAGCTCTCACTAAGTTCTCTACTTTAGTTATAGCTGCATTATAATCTCCAGCGTTTATTTTCTGAGAGATATAAGATACTGCACTTTGCACATTATCATCATTTGTTAATGACCTTACAGCATTTACTAAGTTTATTGCTATATCTTTATTTTCAGGGTTATTTATATTGAATCACATATATTGTAATACTGCATCCTCTGCACTATATCCAGCTTTATATAAACTTTCTATATTAGATTCTAGTTTTTTAAGCTCTATTTCAGAGTTCATTAACTGAGTAGGTATCATTGCTTTTATGCTTCTATCGTAAGGGATAGGTACTCCATAATCAGTTAATGGTCAGTTATCTGATCAAATACTACCTCATGTATTATTACTTACATTAGTAGTATTACCATCAGGATGATAATATCCAAATACTCTCTGTCAAGGCACTCTCTTTGTCTTTTCAGGGTTAAATGTTCTACTAAATATCTCTCATTCTCCATGCTTATTTGATTCTAATGTAGTTATAGTTCAGTCTTTAGCCACATTTGTAACTATAGCTACATGACCATATTTCCTTGAATTACCATCCATAACTACAATATCTCATACCTGTGGTGTATATCATTCTTCTGTATTTATTGCTGCTGTTTTCTTATCTATTGGGTCTGTAAATACTCTACCTAGTCCTAGACTTTCTAAGTAATCGTTTACAAATGCTCCACATTGACCTCATGTATCTCCTACTTTATGAGTATTCATGAAATCTTGTAATCCATATAACGTATTTTCACTCGTTCAGTATTCCTTTCAGTTTACAGTTTCACTAGATACGAAGTTAGTAGTACTTCCATAATTTCACATACTGCTATAGTCATAATCTCAGTATCAGCTAGTTCATGTTGTATATCACATTCCATCTACTCAAATATATTTTGATTCTCATGTAGCATTATTGAATATTACACCACCTCATGCACTGCTCCATGTACCACTTTGAGTAGTCGCTGCTTTAAACTCTTGACTATTCATAATAGCACTCATAGCTTGTTGTGGAGTATATCAAGAATCTAAATAACTCTGAATCTGTCATTGGAATTGTACTCATGCTCATGGTAAGTATCAGTTTAACTCGTTTGCTACTGCTTGTGCTTGATAGTTCACTAAATCTTGATAGCTTGTAGTATCCATTCCTAGCTGTTGTGCTAATTGCTGTAATTGATTTCTATTCAGATTCATGCTTTCTGCTTGGAATTGTTGTATCTTTGCATTTCTCATAGTTAAATTCTGAGCCTCTAATGCGTTGATATTACTTACATTGTTTATCAGATTTGTTAAATTCTGTTGTTGTCTAGTTAATGCGTTATCATATATTGCCTCTGCCTGCTCTATAAATCATTGTACATTATTTGCTAGAGCTTGCTGTGCTTGTAGTCCAACCGTTCCATATTGTTGCTGAACTGCGAGCATATTGGACGTAAAATTATTCTTGGCCTTAGTGAGAGCGTCCTCGCTTGCTTTCATCAAGTCCTCATTATTATACTGCCAATTTCTTATAATGTCAGCGATACCATCTGCTAAATTCTGATTGTTTCTATCGTAATTCTTTGTAATATCATCTATTATCTGTCTAGCTTGTTCTGCTACATAGTTTAATCCTTCAATTCATCTCTTAGAGAATCATAGTCCAGTTCTTCCTGCGATAGCGTCAGCATTATGAGCGTTTATATCATTCTGCTGTTTCTGTCTTTCTAGTGTTGTATTGAAATCTTCTGTTAATCGGTCAACTTGTCTATTAGCTCTTTCTAATGCTATTTTCTTTTCTTCATCTAGTCTAGCAAGCTGTGTATCGTAAGGCTCTGTTATATCTTTTGCCACTCATTCCTTTAGTTTATAGTATTCTCACAGTTTATTATCTAATCCATTATAAGCAAATATAGCTTGTTGTACTTGGTCTTCACTTATTCCCATTTTCTTTGCTATTTCTGCTGTTGTTAGTCATTCAGTTTGGAGTTTTACTATATTTCTCATATCTTCGCTGACCTTTTCTCAGTCTTCAAATTTATCCATTAAACTCTGATTAAGTACATTCAGTTTTGATGTATCACTTCATGCTCATACTCCAGCTCAGATTATACCTTGTAACCATCAGTCTAATAGTTGTCTTGAATTTGGGTCAGTAGCATCAAATATAGGTCATAGATTCTCTAATGCTTGCATAGTATATTCGTACTGCTCAGGGTATCTTTGCTTAAATTCTTCAGTACTCATTCAGAAAGCTGACTGTAATTTATTTTCTATTGCTTCGTCCCATGTTTTAGCGTAGTTAGTACCTCACATTAAATCTGAATAACCTTTTTGGCTTGTTTCATTTATTTTGTTAATCTGATTTGCTATAGAGTTATATTGGTTATTCACATTTGTACCATACTGATTTTGAGTATCCTGCATCTGTTTGGCAAAATCTTGCTGTTGCTGGTTTAATGTACTATAATTTGAATAATCTGTGTATTGATTAGTCTGTGGTTTACTTGTATTCTCGTAATACTGTGTTACTGGGTTATATACATAGTTTCACTCTCATTGATTTTGGTATCATCATGTAGATTTCTCATACATTTGAGAAGTAGGATTATACGTATAATTACCAGCTCATTGATTCTGATATGGACTTGTCTTTGTAGTAGTTGTAGGAGTTGCTACAGTATTATTTCTATTAGTATCTTGTGCATATTCCAAAGCAAATCTCTGAAAATTAGCATCATTCTTGTTTTGGTCTGCATATTGCTGCTGTTGCTCCTTAGTCATAGACTGGTATGCTTTTTTTGCTTTTTCGTAATCGTAAGCCATTGTTATTTATATGAAATATAAATTATGTATTAGGTTTTGCTCTATCACTTCCTTTAGTATCGTAAAGGTCTTTATATCCTATCTCCATTCATGATAGACAGAAATCTCAGTTAGAAGTACCACTAAATACTACTTGTATATTCTTTCCTCTAGCTCTCAGATTTCCTCTTGTTATTACATATTCAAATGGTTTTAGTCCTCATCATTCAGTCTCGAATGCCACCATATCACTTCATATACTATCAGAGGCGAATCAGCTTATACTTCCACCACTAGCATTTATTGTACCATTAAACACTGTTTGACTATCTACTTGTACGTCCACTTTAATATCTACGTCGTCGTTTTTCTCTCAATAAACGTTTAATTGTCTAAATTCTTTTCTATATACAGGGCTACCTACAGATAATAAAGCTGTCTTTCTCATTCGTTCTATAGCCACTCAGTCATCAGCAGGTCAAATATTATCTTCATACACTATTGTACTAAATGATGAGCCAGCATAGTATTTATTATTATGTTCTGTTACACATCTAAAGTATTTATTAGTATCAATGAAAAAGCTGTCTGTATTTACGTCATATACTAATACTACGTTTGGTATAGGCTCTCACTTTTGTCTTAGATGCCAGTGTACTGTCTTCTCATTCCTGTTATAGTATCAGAAACTTGTACTTTGGTCTTCGTCTAATGTTTCTATGAAATCTACAATAGATAAATTCTGTCTATGTGATACATCTCCTACTACAGTTTCAGTTACTCATTGCATATAATTCAGACTTTTCATTTGATTTTCTTTCGTTCGGAAGAATACTATATCATCAGCTTTTACTACCATTTTAGGATTCACAGGTTGGTTACTTCAAGCAATAGGTATTGAATAATCAGCTACTATTCATCATTCAGCACTAGACTGTCATAGAATCTCTATAGTGTTTTCAGTAAATACGAATAACTGCTCCCTGATAGCTGCTAGTCCCATAATCTTTGTAGGAAATACTATCTGCTGACTTCCGTCTCAGTCAAAATCTTTTACATGGTCTAATCCTCAATATATTCCTGACCTACTACCATATAATACATTAGAATTACTACCTCATCATGCTAAATATACTTGTTGCTTATACACATCTCCAAATCTGAAATATGCATTATCAGTAATAGTTAAAGCTGAGCCTGTTCCTGTACTTGTATCTAAAGCATATCATTTAGCTGTATTCTCTGATAAGAAAAATATGTAATTCCAATATCTGAGTAAATATACATCACTATTAAAAGTCAGACTTGTATATCTTGTCATCTCTAAGTCGGTATTGAAATTCACCTTATATAACTTACCGTTACACAAAGCGAATAAATCTGTACCATTACTTATCATATTATCTATATAATTTTCTGTTACGTCAGTCTGTCAGGTTTCTTTCCCTTTTTCTACTACTCTCATATAACCTTTCCTTTTAGTAGTTGTTGCATTCTTAATTCTGATATTCTTTGCGTCAGGTGTATATTGTTCAGGCATTAAATGCACTCCTTTATCCATAACTATTCACTTTGAGAAAGGAGCTTTTAATGAGGTAATCTTTATATCTTCTATCATCTCCTATCGTAAGTTAGAAACTAAAGGAGTCGTTTTAATCTTTTTTCTAAATTTCTTGTTAGGTGTAGCATAAAAGCTATACATATCTTCTAGGTTAGAGTATCATTGGTTTAATAATTCTCTACCTTTGTTGCTTTCTGAGGTATCTATCAATAGACCACCTGCTACTAAATAAGCCACTATATCCTCTCCATAGTTGTCAGGTAGTCAGCACTCATCAGAATCAGATTCCATAGTTTCTAATTTTTTTGTCCAACTTATCATAATTGGAGCATTATCTATATTATAGAATACTGCTACTTTTCTTCATTTGAAAGGTTTAATAGTGTAGTATCTGCTGTAATCTCTATCTTCTCTAAAGTCTTTAAAGCTGAGCATTTCCTGATATTCTACGTCGTAGAAATCACACGCTTTTATTAAATTCTCAGGTAACAAATAAGCAAAATTCACGCTACTACTTGCAGCATGGTAACCATTTATTCCACTTACTCTCAGAATTGCGTTATTATCTACACTCAATCAGTCATAGCTGATTATATTTCAGTCTATTTCTACCCTTCATGTAACAGGTAATCCGTCAATATCACTCAGCATTATATAAGTACTATTTACGTCTATTTCTTCTATTGTTTTCTTTGCTCTAGGTATTTTAAGCGTTCTTTCTTCATACAAAAAGTCTAATATACCACCTCTTATTTTCTGTTGAGTGATTATATTAGTAACGTCGCATCTACAAATCTTGTCTATCATAGACTTTATATTAGGTACTACCGTTCCCTCTTTATCAAATACAGTAGAAGATTGGTCTTCTCCTAATAAATAGTAAATCTTATCTACTATCTCTTTTTTTGTGTTCATGTCTTATTACGATAATTGATAAAAAGAGAAAGGTAAAATTATTTACCTTTCTTTTTTGTAGGTTTTGCAGGTTTTACGTCTTCAATAGATTCCTCTATTTCAACGTCTTCCTTAGTTTCTTCCACCTTTTTTTCTTCTACTGGTTTTTTAAGTTCTCATGTAACTATGTCTCTACCTTTTAAGTATTCTTCTCTAAATTTTCTGATAAGCTCGTTTTTATCTGCGTCGTTAGTGGCTCAGTCTATAGCTTTCCATTGTTCATCAGAGAATGGTACTCAGAAATATAAACATTGTCAGTTAGCATATAACTTATTCCAGTCAGGTCAGTTTAGCATGGTTTTATCTCATACTATATAAAAGAAAGAGGAGGAGAGTGTCCTCCTCTTATTTATCTACACTAGGCAGTTTCAGTTTCTGTTTCAGTTTCAGTAGGAGTAGGATAGTTAATTACTTCAACTGGCATTCCAACTTTAGCAAGAGTATTAGCTCCAGTTGATCATGCGATATAGTTGAAGTTTAAGAATCCTCTTGAATACCAGAAAGAGAATCTATGTACCTCATTAGCGTCAAAGATTACTTCTCCAACTGCTTTTAATTCAGGTTTTTTAGCCCATTTAACTTTTAATTGATTCTTTACTTTTCTTGAATCAAATACGAACCAATAAGCAGATGTGTCAGTTCCATCGCTTCTCATTGATAATCTAGCACTTTCAAGAATCTTATATCTTCCTCTATTTACATTGATAGCGTTATCGTTACCTCATGGCAATTTTTCAGAATTTACTAATACCTCAGCAGTTCCTCTTAATGCAGGAGATACCAATAATGTATCATATTTAATAGATTTATATTGTCCTAAGTTGTTCTTTCTAGTTGCTCCCATTACGTAAGCAGCGTCAAGAGCTTGTGTACACAAGTTAGGGTTTTGAGTAGCTCCTACAGTGATAATGTTATTATCTGTAGAGTTAAACAAAGCACGTCCTGCTTGTCCTACAGCTCCTGTAGTCTTTCCAAATACGTCAGTATATGGAGAAGTTGAGAATCCGTATAATAGAATATCTGCAAGAGACTGTTCTATCATTTCCATTCCTTCATCTACAATACTTCTGATTCTTTCTTTCATGCTACCAATTTCGTTATACTTTTTCATTTCTTCAGTAATAACTACTTTAGCTCCATACTTATATTTAGTCATAGTGAAAGTAGAGCTGTCTCATGGATTAGCGTCAGGGTATTCAGAATTTTCAGGAATAAATGCTACTCCAGTAAGTCATTCTTCAATAAGAATTGTGTCATTTCTGTGAGAGTTAGTTTCCTCATCAAATACTCTTAATAGAGTTAAGTCATCTAATTTGTCTTTCATACTTTCTTGAAAAATCTCGTCTATCATTTTCAAGTGGGAAGTCTGATCCCAATAGTCAGGTGTCTTTAAAACCATTTTTGTCTTAAATTACTCAAATAAAAATAAGTCTGAATTAAAGGAATTTTACCAATGCTTTTTTTCATGGTAGGATTTCAATAATTTGGATAAATCCTCCTGTTGTTCCATTATCAAGAGTTGCTTTATCCTTGAATTTAACAAGTGTACCAACTTGTGATTGTTCTACAGAATCGTCGCAATCTACGATAAATTCTAATGTAGGGTCAACAAGTATTCACAAAATCTTTTTGTGGTCTCCTGATGCAGTAGATACGTCTTCACTAGCGATAACTACTGGCTCAGCAGTATAATTACTTGCTGTTGCAGGTGTTAAATAACCTGATGAAAATACTAAAGCGTCTCCTTTAGCAATAGTAGTAGAGCTAGCAGTCAAAAACTCTCTATCTTTACCACTAGAATGTTTACTTTCTAAGAATGCCATTTGTCTTTAATATTAAATAAATAAATTAAAAGTTTTTAGATTTACCATACTGTCCAAATATGCTATTCTGTTCTTCCTGCTGTTTCCAAGCACCGTAAGGAGATTTTTCATTACCTCATTTATCGGCTCTTGTACTACCAGTTATTCATGCTCCAGCAAGCCTAGAATTAGCTTTATTCAGTTCAGCTTGGAACTCGTCAGTATCTCTACAGAGTTTTAATGCACGTTTTGCTTGCTTTATTACCTCCTCACTTTCCCAGTCCTTTCAGTCCATAAGTCATTCAAACTCAGAGTTGAAAGTCTTTTCTAGCTTTCATGAGATACCATATTTCTCCTTAAATTCCTTTAAGGACTGCTCAGCAAATTTCTTATTTGCTATAGCATTTGCTCTCTCATCAATGTCCTCTACGTCTATTCACTGTTCATCTCAGTATTCAGCCTTCACCTCCTCATAGAGTTGTTTAGCTGACCTTCCAAAATGCTTTGCGACTTCCTCAGCTTGTCTTTTGTCTGAGTTGTAGAGCTTGATAAACTTAGTGTTGTCAACTGCGACTTTTGAAATCCAACTAAGTTTTTGAGCCTCTTTGGTTGAAGCGTTATACTTCTCCCTTAATTCTTCGTACTCCTCAGCACTATAAGTCTTTGGAGATTCAGAATTGTTTTCTTGTTGAGCGACCTCTTGGTTTTGCTCCATGTTTTCGTTTTCCATTCTCGTTAGAGTTTAGGAATTAAAAGTTAGCTTTTAGCTTGATTAAATGATTAAACAGTAAAAAAAATAAATACAGTTATATTTTTAGATATAGAAAATGTAGTTAAAAAGCCTGATTATATACTTTCAGGCTTCTTTTTATGTAAAATGTCTTGCAATTTTTATTTTTTTAATTATTATACTCATTGTCAGATGCTTTGTATCTGATGAGTGGCTAACCCCACTCCTTTTTTTTTATGAATTAAATCTATCTCAATACTGTCTTTTCGCCCTTTTCCTAGCTGCTCTTATATCTACTCAGTTATTCTTATCTGTATAAAATTTTCTTCTTCAAACAGCGTCATTTACATAAAATGTCTTATGAGATAGCTGTTTTTTTCAATTCCTTAGAGTTACTATATTAACAACTAAATTATATGTTTCATTTCAATAATTCTTAGTCAAGAGATAAGCATTTGTAGGATTACCATTATCATCTAATCTCATTACGATAGTAGGAGAGTATGATTTAGCAGCCATTGTCTTTCAGCTTGTAACCTTATTCTTATCATTTGCTAATACATTCTTTTTAGTCTGACTTATTTTATAGTCTCACATTTTTTCATTCATATTCCTTTCTACTATAGGTTTCACATATTTTTCAAAGTTTTCTCCATCCCAATATCCTTGCGATTTTACGTAAGGATGTCCATAACGGCTCTTTCCTTGTTTATCAGCTGCATATTGTTCTACTGCTCTTGCCACTATCTCAGCTGGTCTATTATAATAGTTTATCAAGTGGTCAGGTTTATTCATAGTCTTTTTAAGTATATCTATGTCCTGTGATGAAAATAGTTTATTCTCCAACATAAAGTCCACAGCATGAGCTAGTTCGTGTTCAGGTGTAGCATTGACATCTGTCTTTTTCATTTCTCAGTCTTCTCATTTTTCCATAACAGATTCTACTCATCATAATGAAACACTTATATTTCAGTCTGCTCATTTTCTATATAATCATGCTATCCTACTTCATCATTTACTCCATCCTCATCATCACATTAAGAAAGGATTTCAACCATGCAAGTGTACATAGATTATACCATTGTCCTCAGCGAACTTCTTCATATCTAGTCAGAATACACTACTGAAGCTCCTAATACCATCTACTATTTCTTGCATTTGTTCCTGTGTAACAGGTTTACCATCCTGACTTTTAATTCCTGCTCAGATTTCATCTCTGTATTGATTATTAGCTCTTGTATCTTTAGCTGAAAATGATGTAAATAATCATTTTTCATATCTAGCTCTAGCATCTACTGCTTTCTTCATTATGTTTTCAGGGAATTTGCTAGTTACATCTTCAGGGTATCTATATCACTTTGATATATCTTTTATAACCAAATCCTCGTATATACTCCTTGCTAATTCTGTGTATTGTTTTTCTGCTTCAGCTTCAGGTAGTTGTCTGATTCTTCTTCTTTCTTCTAGCATATTTTGAGCTGCTTTGCTCTTATCAGACTTAAATCATAATTCATATAATTTAATAGGAGACTGTTTTACTATATCTTTTACATTTTCTAATCATTTATCATACGTTTCTTGCTGTCGTTTTACTCTATCAGGTGCGATTCTCTTAGGTCATGCTTTTTCTGATTCTTCTTCTACACTAATTGTCTTTGGTAAAGTTTCATAATCTGTCTGAGTATATCGTTCAGTTGCCTCATGCTCTACATCCTTTTCTTTTTGGTTTACCCAGTCAACAGCCTCCTGTTTTGTCTTCATATATTGTCATTCTAGCCCTTTTCTTCATTCATATACATTTCCATCTTTAATATAGAATGCTAGATACTGAGGGAATTTCTCTCATCAATAATTCTCTATATATTTTCAGTCAGCTTTTCATTCTTTTATCAATTTCTCGTTTCATTTTCTCAAAGCAAAATTTTCTTTTCATTTAGGGTCTAATTCTATTACTCCGTTCTCATCAGGTTTCAAACTATCTAGCCACTCCTGTGTTATCTCATCCTTTTTCTCTACTTTTTCTTTCTTAGTTTCTTTGTCTAGTTGCTTATCTACATTCTGTAAGAACTTTTCTATTCTATCTACTTCTCTTGTAGAGAATGGTTTAGCATCAGATAATGTAGGTCATTTATAGTATCTATATGTTATTCATGTTTTAGGGTCATAGAATGCTCGTATAGCTTCATTCTTAGTACCTGCTACAAATATTCTGTATCCCTCTTTTCATTCTATTACATCCTTTTTGAATGTTCATACCTCAGCATTAGCTTCTGATTCTTTTCTAGCTTTAGCCATCTGACTATCTTTCATACCATACTTGAAATAGTCTCAGCTAGTCCATATTTCTTGCATAGGATTTTCAGATTCTATTCTTTTCAATGTTTCCTCGTATTTATCTGCAGTTTTCCCTATTACATTTTTTAGCTTTTCAGCTTTCTTTGTCTCATTTTCTTCTGAGTGTTCTTCAGCCTCTTTCAATAACCAATTTCTTGCTGCTTCTTCTGATGCTACTTCTCCCCAATATGAATTAGTAGGAGTAAGTATCTTTCAACTAGGTAATATATAATGTGGATAATAATAATTTCAGTCCTTATATATAAACATCTCTCTAGGATGGTCTTTTAAGTTCTTTACTATTTTATCAAATCGTGTATCTTTGTCTATCTCTTGTATTTCTCATTTCGCTGTAGTAGTTTCAGCTTTCTTAGGATTTGTAACTAAATCTTTAGCTTTTTCTCTCTCTAGCTTTGCTTTTCTTTGTGCCTCATTTTCAGCTTCATATTGAGCATTTAATCTCTCTAATTCAGCAGCTGCTTTAGCTTTTCTTTCTTCATATTCATTTACATTCTCAAAGTTAGCTCCTTTATCGTTTAATTCTTTTAATTGTTCCTCTGTTACTGTATATGCTTGGTCTTTACCATCAGCATTAAACATTACAAGATATGAATCTTCATCATTACCTGAAGTTACTTTTAATTCTGCTCCATTAGCTTTTTCTAAAATCTGATCAACCTTACTTTTACTTGTTACTAAATTCTTAGGTTTATTTTCTTCTACTTTCTTAGCAGTTACTGCATTCTTTTCTCATCTATCTGCTTTTATTACTTCTAAATTACTTTTTCATTCAATAAAAGCCTTTAATCAGTTTATAGTATTTACATATTGTCATCCAATAGCCACTCAGTTTTTAGCATGGTTTATATCTTCAGAATTGTTTCATTTTACTATCTGATATTCTCAAACAAATTCTGCTATTTCATAGTATTTTCAGTTAATGTATCATTCATATACAGGATGGTCTTGTACTGTTTTCTTAGTTAAAAGATTTTCTAAATCTGAAATACTTTTTATGTCATCTAGGTTTACTTTATTTTCTTCATCTTCTACAGTCTGTGGTGTCTCATTTTCCATCTCAGCTAATTCTTGATAGTCTATATCTTGTAAAGTCTGATTCTCCAATTCTGCCAATTCCTGATAATCTATATCTTGTGCTGTTTCGTTCTCCTGATTAGCAAATTCTCTAAGTGATTTCCCCTCTAGTCCAGTTAAATCTATCTTTCAGTTAGCAAATACAGATGGGTATTTCTTAATTAGTCTATTATAAACTTTCAAATCTGATTCATATTCAGGCTTATATTGTTCTATCAATTCTTTAGCTGTCTTTCATTTCGCTATGCTATTAGCATATTTATCTGCTGCTTCCAAATCTCATTCCTCATAAGCCTCATACATATCAATTACATCATTGTACTTTTCTACCCATTCATCTTCTAAATTTTCTGGATCAAATTCATCAGCGATAATCTCATCATAATCTCAGACTAATTTAGTTGCTATCTTTTTAGCCATATAGTCTTTTAGACTTTCTTTTCTTAATGCACTAGATAATGAATAATATTCTCAGTCATTTAATCTCTGCATTTCTCTATAATCTGATAGTGGCAAAGCATCAGGATTTAGTCATTCAGACTGTTTACCTTTATCTACTTCTTTTTCATTGAATAGACTTGTTTCTTTAGCTTTAGCAGCATTAGTTATCCTATTTTTAGCTGTTTTTGTTACTTTAGTCTTACTCTTTTCTTCAGGCTTATTATTCCTTTCTTCTAATATTTTTCTTCATTTTTCTACTATCTGACTTCATCTATCAAATAAATCTGAAAGTTGATTAGCGATTTCATCAGGGATAGGATGTGCCTTTATCCATTCATCTTGTCGCTGTTTAATTAACTTATTTTTCTCATCTTGATTCTTTGCTTTTTCTAATAACTTTTTCTGTTCTTCCGTGAAATTAGCTTGTGGTAAATCCTTTGTAAGTTCATCTATCTGATTCTGAATATCTTTTAATTCTCTTGATTCTTCTACTGTTAGTCATTGACTTTCAGCTTTCATTCTTTCAGCCATACTATTCCAGTCTCTATCAAAAGCCTGTTGTAGTTCTTCTTTCTGCTTTAATAATTCAGGAGCTTGTTTCTTTAATTCTTCCTCCTTTAGTTTATCGTATCTATTACTTTGATTATTTAGTTTATCTGCTAATTGCTGTAATTCTTTTCATTCTGCATCAGTTTTATCTTTCTTATTACTCAGTTCTTCAAATCTTTTCATCATTTCAGCTCTTTCTTCTTCGTATTGCTTATCTAATTTCGCTCAGATTTCTTTTTCTTTTGCCTCTATCTTTTTACTTACTTCTCCATATTCATCATAAGTAAATTTTTTAGTCTGATTCTCTACTGATTTAGTCTCTTGTTTTAGAGTCTCAGCTTTCTTTTTAGGTGTTTTCTTAGTAACTTTATTCTTTGTATTATCTGTTGGATTAGTTGTTGTTGGTGTCCCTCATGATGTTCAGTTATCTGTTGTAGGAGTTCAGCCTGTAGGAGTTCATCATGATGGTGGTGTTGTATCATCACTAGAAGAAGAATCTGACTTTTTATTCTTTGTATTAGTTTTCTTCTTTCTCGTTACTTTATTTTTAGGGTTATTTATTTCAGTAACCTTAGTAAGTTTAATTCAGTTAGGTAGGGCAGGAGTTTCAGGTATAGATAATTCTTCCTGAAGTCTCTTTCATTCATTAGCACTCTCTATATTATCCATTCTTTCCTTATTAGTTGCTTGTCTATTTTGTTGATCTATAGCTCTATTTTCTCTCCTACCTACTACAGCATTTAATACAGCATTTTTAACAGTTGGCTGTTGCATAATCTTTTTTGTAACTAATCATGCAGCAGCATAAGGACTAGCAGCAGCTTCTGCTATCATTACCCAGTCTGTAAGAGATACCATATTATTAGCACTTTGTCTTTCTGCTTTATCTCCTATCCATGTAGATAGATACTTTCTCATGGCTATATCTCTATTCATCTTTTGTAAGTCTTTGATTCCATTAGCTTCTGCTGTTTTCTCTAAGAACTCCTTAACTGCACTATATACATTATTAGCCAAATCTATCTTATCTGAGTTATTTTCAGTATTCCATTTTGTTTTAATCTTATATGAAAATTCCTCTCTCATATCGTTAGCTTCAGCCATAGTTAATCACTTTGTGTTATGTTTCTCTTGTAGAGCCTTATATTTCTTCAGCATTTCTCTATCCCATGTATTTTCTGCTTTCTGTACCATCATCTCTAGCATCTTTGCCAATGCCTCATCTTGGAACTCTCACTCCACAGAGTTCATTGCTTTTTTCTTCTCGTTATAGATTTCTTTTGTATCTTTTTCTATCTTTGGTACATTTGTCTCATGAGATTCAGTATATCACATATCAGCTAATGCTTGTCAGTAATCCTTACCAAATTTTTCTTGAAATTCTGTAATCTTAGTAGGATTCATTCTATTATTAGACTTCAAAAATCAAAGCTGTACGCTATTTAAAGTCTTGTTATTCTTATTTTTTTGAGTATAATTATCTCAGTTTATATTATTCTGATTTTCAGATGTTGTATTGAATTGTGTTCATTGTCATTGTTGCTGTGTATTGTCTTTTCAACCCTGAGAAGTAACCTTATTTTTCATACTATCAAAAACCTCTCCAACTTTTCATGGAGCTATTTCTATACGATTTACTACATTCTTTGCTTTATCTGTTACAGCATTTGCTGTATTTTTTATATCCTGTGCTGATACACGATTTCACAGCATATCGTTTATTCACTCATTAAATTCATTTGCTCTCTGTTTTATTGCGTCTGTATCTACATTTGAAAGTATATCTCATCATCCAGCCATTAAGTTCATAGGATTATAGAATCATCATTCAAAGGCTTCTAATAATCATTCTGTTAATTTTTGGTCAGGGTCATATTGTTGAATTGAC